GTAACAATTATCTGCCGTTAACAATAAAACCAAATAAAAACAATGGCTACTCCTGAAGAATTAAACAGAGAATTATCGTCCAACATAGAGCTTGTTATGAGGAATTATTTTCCTTTGGCTAAAAAGCGTGGAGCTGCTTACAGCATGGGAGACCTAGATGGTTCCGCAGGCAGCTCAACCGGAGTGTATCGTGGTTCTGGCGGTGTGTATTTGGCTAAGGATAATGCAACCGGAGAATGCACTAACATTCTCAACCTAATGAGTCGCAAGTTTTCCTCTTGGGCCGAGACACATGACGAGTGTAGGAAACTTTGTGGCATTGTAGACGTTAAACCCATAATGTTGTCTGAGAAGCCACAGGAGCCCGCTCAGGATCATTTGGGTGCAATTAGGGGTACAGATACCTTTAGGTACCTAAACTCCTTCAGGGGGCTCTCAGAGTCCACATTGATGAAATACGAAGTTCGGACTCATAAACGCAATAGCCGACACAACAAAAACTTTTGGGCTGCTAAGTTCTACGATCCGAGTGGTGACTTAGTGATGATAAAGAGCACTGGCATAAACAAAACAGACAAGGACAAAAAAGATATTTGGTCCACTGCAGCTTACTCTACCCTTTGGAACTGGAACATTTGTGACGCCAACACAAAGAGCATTGCGATTTGCGAAGGAGAGATTGACGCCATGTCTTTCTATCAACTGGGTGCAAAGGTTCCTTGTTTGTCTGTTCCTAGCGGTTGCTCTAACTTAGGGTGGATAGAGAATGACTTTGAAGCCCTAGAGAGGTTTGAGAACATTTACTTGGCATTTGACAATGATACCGCTGGAGAGAAGGCAAGTAGAGAGGTAGCCAAAAGGCTAGGGATAACTAGGTGCAAAAGAATCGAGATACCAACTCAGTTCAATGACATTAACGAAATGCTTGTTGCCCAACATAATGTTGATGTTGACGAATTATTTGAGAGTGCATCGACATATGATCCCAAGCAACTTCGTTCGGTAGATGACATGGAGTTCGACATCTCTATGGAGATTGATCGACACGAGACCGAAGAGGAAAGTAATCCATTTCTTTGGCCCGAGCTTAAGTACCGTCATCGCCACGGGGAGTTGACTGTTGTAGGAGGTTACCCAGGTCACGGCAAAAGCCAGTGGGTGTATCAAAGTACCTTAAACGAGATTATGAACAATCACAGAAAGGCTTGCATAGCTTCGTTTGAGATTCCTGCAAAGAGTATGTTGTTTAACATGATGTGGATGAACTCAGGCAGAAGGCCCACGATGGAAACATTCAGGCATCAGATGAAGGACTTTGTTGGCAGCACTTGGTTTATTGAGGGACAAGAAGGAAGCACTACAACGTGGAACTCACTTAAAGATGACTTTCTTTACGCCCACAAGCGTTATGGTTGCGACTTTTTCGTGGTTGATGCGTTAATGCACATATCCAACAAGGATGATTACAGCGGCCAAGAAAAGATAGCAAAGCAAGCGGCTAAGTTTTGCGTCGATCATGACGTAACAATATTAATGATTTGCCACTGCGATGCCAAAAAGGCTGGTAGCGGTCACGTTCCAGAACTAGAGGATATTCTGGGGGGACAAGGTATTGGTGCAGCTTGTCATGCAGCCGTTATGCTTTGGCGTAACAAGGAAAAGGAAAAGAAAATAGAGTCTGGAGAAGACTTGGAAAAATGGGAGGATGCTCCAGATGGGAAATTCTATGTACCCAAACAACGAGCCAACGGCATTACGATTTATCGTGACATTTGGTTTGACAAGAGGACTAGAAGGTTTAGCGTAGAACCAATGACTTATCCCGAAGTAATGGGATTTTAACCAAAATAAAACAATGACTGACACAAAGTATTACGAAAAGAAGCAGGACGGCGTCCTCTTCGCAAGAGCATCAAAGGATATTCAAGATCCTGCATCACACGGGGCGGTAGAGCGTCAGTGGAACTTCAAAGGTAAATCGGGTTCAACTTGGGGTTGGACTGCACGTGGCATAGAGGGACTAATAGAAAGTGCGTTTGTTTCCGACTTTGGGGATGACGTTTACTTCAACGTTGGTCTACAGCAACCTAATGGAGAAGTAGCAGTTTTTAAGAACAAACTATACACTGATACATTTCAGTTGGTTCAGGCCTTTAGAAACATTGACCTAGACAAGCCATTGAGGGTAGAAGCGTTTGTTAATTCAAAAGGTGCTTACACCAACAAGGATGGCATTTCAGTTGTTCCTGCAGCAATCAAACTACTGCAAGACGGCAAACAAGTTCCTTGGGTCTTCAATAGAAACAAAGAGGAAAAGCGTTGGTGCGGTCCAGACGGCGTTGATGACATGCCAGAGATTCAACGCAAGAGCAGCATGGGTCGTGTAAAGTATGACAAAAGCGAGCAGCAAGACTTCATGGAAAAGGAAATCGAGGTCTTTATTGATCGAGTTAGCGAGATAGAGGTAGAGAGAAAGGAGAGTCGCCCTAAGACTGCTTATGAAATAGCAGCCAATCAGCGAGTCGAGGTTGCAATTGATACTGACATTTCAGAAGTAAACGGAGAGCCTTTTTAGAGTGAGTCATTTCTACAAGATTAATGAAGACGACACTGTTGAGTTAAGCAGTGTCGTCTCTACGCCTGCTCAAGCAAGGAAAGCCACTGGTAAACACGTAGCTTCGATTACGACTAAGTTAGGGGTAATGCCTTCGTTTCTTGATGAATGGAAAATCATTAAGATGCACGAGATCGTCAGCGAAAACCAAGGCATATCTCTTGGTGACGCTAAAGAGGCTATGTGGGGGAAAAGACTTAGCCCTAGCGGGGAATTATTATCTTCCTCTGAGTTTGGTACAAGGTGCCACAAGGCTCTTGAAGACGCATTGAGCGGAATCGACTTTGACCCCAATTGGACTGATTATGTTTTTCCGTTTTTGTCATACATAGACGGTAAAAACATTAAAACATTGTCCACCGAGCTTGTAGTTGCTGATGACGCACTCAACACTGCTGGAACAATTGACCTAGTTGTGGAACTCCCAGACGGTAAGATCGCGATCATGGACTTTAAGACAAGGGAGGGGAAAGGCGATCTAAAGTCCAAGGCATATCCTAAGGATGCAGCCCAGCTTTCAGCTTGTTCTGCAATTTACAGCCGAAAACACGATTTGGGGTATCAGCCAAAAATTTACAGTGCATTGATTGATGCCGTAACCGCAGAGCTATTCGTTAAGGAGTGGACTCATGAAGCCCAACTCAAGGGGTTATCTAACTTCGTGGCATGTAGTAATTTCTACGACGCAATTAACGGGTTATAATAATGTATGATTGTTGTATCCGCAAAGATTAGTCTTCCAGATTCCTTGGCATACAAGCTAACCAAATCAGACCTTAGGAGAAGAGATGTTAATTTAATTTCATTAGATTGGTCAGACACTAGAAGAATGGAAAAGAGCGACATACCTATACTTGACGACAAGAGGGGTTGCTACGTTAGGGAAACCTACGGGAACGATAAGTAGTCATGAGAAAGCTAAAACAGTCAGAAATAAAAGCATATCGAGAAGAAATGCTTGAAGAGCAAAATGGTAAGTGTGCGTTTTGCGGAGAAGACTGTGAGAAGCCTTGTCTTGACCATGCTCACCTACCGCCTTGGAAAGACAAAGTTCGTGGGGTTATTTGTAATTGGTGCAACATAGCCATAGGCAAGCTAGAAAACGCTAGAGTCAGGACAGGCACCAGTTGGGAAATGTTTGAGAAATCCTTTCCTGATGTCCATCATTACATTTGGCACTATAGCGATGAACGACCTTGGTCGGATTTTGGGTATGAAAATGCTGACTGGCACCCTTCTAAAAGAAAGTCAGAGGTGACTGCATTTAGCAAATTGCATGCAGGCGAACAACTGGACGTGCTAAAACAAATGGGTTCTGATTTAAAGTTTGCCTTGGATCATGAAATTGCTTCAAACAAAGATTTTAGGATCAAACTTTTTAAAAAGCTTAACAACAAAACTAAATAAAAACTTAATCCCCAACCCCATATTTAACATGAGAGTTTTAGTCATTGGAGATACCCATGCACCCGCCATGCACCCCAAATACATCTCATTTTTAAAAAAAATAGAACGAAAATACAACTGCAATCGAGTTGTTCACATTGGGGATTTAGTAGACTGGAGTGCAATTAGCTTTCACGAGAAAGACCCATCAATGCCAGGAGCCGTTGAGGAGTACAAAACAGCTCGTAAGCAAGTGAGTAAAATCCACAAAGCGTTTCCCAAGGTTGATTACATGATTGGGAACCACAGTGATCTTCCAGCCCGAAAGGCAGCTTTAGTTGGTTTACCTACCGAAGTTATGATTCCGTTTAAGAAACTATGGGGACTAGATGGATGGAAAATACATGAACGGTTTTCGGATCTAAGACTAGACAACGTAATCTATCGTCATGGAGACAAAGGTAAAGGTGGTCAACGTCTAGCTGCACTTTCAAACGCTAAAGACGAACATTGCTCTTTGGTGCAAGGACATTATCATAGTCAGTTTGGAATAGAGTTTGCAGCTAATCACGATAGGGCCATATGGGGTATGCAAGTGGGTTGCGGAGTTGCCCCAAACCATCCATCTATGAGATATTCTAGGGTTTATTCTCAACGTCCACTTCTAGGATGCGGAGTAGTAATAAACGGAGAGCCATCTACAGAAAGAATGTTTTTATGATAAACTTACCGAAAGACGCTCAAGAGAGAAAAGCTTGTCCTGTTTGGAGTGGCTTTATGAAATACTTTCCCAACGCCATGATTGCCGTTTCTAGGTTGTCTAAAATGGGTAATGACCAACACCACCCAGGAACTACGTTGCATTGGGACAAGGACAAAAGCAAGGATGACATGGATGCTCTTATGCGTCACGCACTAGAAGGTCACCATGAGGCTGTAGCGTGGAGAGCAATGGCAAACCTAGAGAGAGAACTACTCAACGGATACAAGGTAAAATCATGGGAGAAGAAACCTTAATTAGGTTAGCCGGTCACCTAGGATACGACATAGGGTCTATTCGAAGCCGAGATAGATCAGAACCCCTCGCCACCTGTCGCAAGGCGTTGATGTCTTACATGAGTCAGGTTCACCATATCTTTGACTTGGCCAAATTATTTGAAAGAACTAGGGGGAATATAAACAAACATAAGAATTGCCACGCAGACAGTTACGAGTGTGATCTAATTTACAAAGAGTGCTATGACATCCTTTTCGAGAACGAGCTTCCAAATAAAAATTATTGCAAAGAAGATAATGAAATCGACACAGGTGAAGTAGAAGAGTTGGCCTTGAGGATACTTAAGTTTTTAATCTCTAGGAAAAAATAATTACTTGACCAAAGATAATTTACCATCATGTTGGCTTGTGGGTAAGCGAAACAGTAATGTTAGCAGGGGCTTGTATTCGTCCTTTATTAAATCCCGATATTAGATCAACATGTGTCGAAGGGGGACCCCTCATTGGGTCCCCCTTTTTTTTGTGTCTAACTACCCCCTTACAGCCCCTCTAGGGGTCCTTGGGGGTCATACCCATACCAAGGTATTAGTCCGAGCACAAAAGCCCCTTCAGCTGGCTTAGAGATCAATAAGAGCCGCCACTGGTAGGTCTTTGGGGAACAAGCTGATCAGCCATATTAAGAATTATAGCAGTGCCGTAGGCCTCTCTTACCTTTTCTGTTATTACGTCTTTTCCTAGTTCCAGGCCTCCTTTACTGTTTGGATCAATGCCTTTTTCTATTAAGTAATCAACTCGTTCTTTAACGGACATGCTTTTTAAAATACTTACCCTTGGGGTTTCGTTTGACTCTTTGGCAGATATTTCTTTCGATGTTGCTGTCAATCTAGTTGTAAGGTCTTTAGTATCTTCTAAAATTGTTCCAGGAGACACAGGAGATCGTAAACTCATGGCTTCTCCTTTGTATACTTCACGCAATTCTCCACCGGTCAGCCTAGATGACTCAAACTCAGTCAAGTAAAGGTTCATGTCCTTTTTATTAAACAGGGGTAACTCAAAGTTGCCGGTTTCCATAGCATCAACAATTTTTAATTTAAATGGATTACTGGCTGAAGACATTTTGAGAGCCTCAACTAAGTATCGGCCATCAACACCCAATTCTGGATTATCAAAGATGTTAGCCGTAACAGTGTCCTTCAGTAAAACAGACATTCTGTCTATAATTAAATCAAATTTGCTGTTGTGGGAATTCAAATATGAATTTATAAATTCATCCCTAGTTGCATTCGCATTAGGTGAGAGGTCTGGCTCATTGCCAATTCTTTCTTGATACAGAGATTTCATTTCCTGAAGCAACTCTTTGTAATCCGTGTACTGTTTACGAACTTCTATAGCAAAGCTTTCATCAAGTCTAACCTTTGTTACCCTATAGCCCAGTAATCTTTGTCCAAGCTCTGCTTTGGTTAATCGAGTTCCTGAGGGGCTTATTTTTTGAGCAAGCCTAACTGTTTCAAGTGAGTGTCCTTTTGGATTTGTTAAAATAAAATTAGCAGCATCTTTAAGGGTACCTGGCATCATTTCTCTTCCTGCAACGGAAAGGAAATCTTCGCCAAACGAACGAAACATTCCTTCTGCATCTGGACCTAACTGTTTTGGGTCACCAGAAAAGGCTGAGGAGAACATGTTGAACATAGGATTTCCTTCTCCAGCAAACATGTTTATAATTCTATCGGGAACATCTTTGACAAACCTAGCTGGGTCAGTTATTAAGTCTTTAAATAATCCAGCAAGTCCAACAGCTGGAAAAAGGTATTCAGACTGAACGGAGTTGATAGTCATGGGGTCTTCCTTGGTTCTCTTTTGGAAAAGATTTTCTTTTTCCTTCATCCAAAAAGGAACATAAGAACGACTCAAGGCTTCTTGCTGTTCCCTGTCATATCCTTCCTCGTCGTTCTTTCTGCGAACTGCCGAAATTGCACCATATGAAATTGCCAGCAATGCTGATAGAACATGAAGGCCGTGCATCCTTGACTGTGTTGCGTTAAACCTTCCTCCCTTGATTCTGTATGTTTTTCTTAACCATTCTTCATCCGCCTTAAGCATCCTAGCGCCACCTATGGTTTGGTTGCTTAATGATCTAACAAGGTCTGCATTAAAAGCTACAAATTGATCTAAAATACCAAGCCTTGAAGCAGTCTGTACGTTTTTGCTTAATCTTCCATAGGCTTGAGAACCCGCCAAGGTCATTTCTGCTGCAACTCTTTTTAGTTCACCAAGGTCGCCCTCTATGCCTGGAAACATTTTAGTAAGAAGTTTTTGTTTATGAACAAATATAGTTAATCTAGCGGCATTATCAACAATGTTGTACCCTTTAGATACTGGAGAAAGAGTCCCATTTAGTGCCTTTTCTATCAGGTTTTGTGGGTTGCTTCTCATCATATCAGCCATTGTTACGTTTTCAGAAAAAATCCCTAACGAGACTAGCTCTTTGTACTCTTCTACGGCTTGAACTCTTTGTGCCGGCGTCATTTTTGCAGATGAACGTTGGTCAAGCCATTCGTATTCGTTTAGCCCAATCCTTACACCGTTAGCCCATGATTTAGCATTGCTAAATGTAGGCAAAATTCCATTTACCGCCATTGTTCCAATAGACCCAATAAGATTAACAGGCCAAGTAGCAGCGTTCAGTAAAGTTTTTGCACCCTTCCAGAGGACAGTGCCAGTCATGGCTGCGTTTACAGCACCTTGGACTATCTTGCTGTTTGCAAGAATTTCATTGTCTTCATTAAGGAGCTTTGCAATTTGTCCATTAACCCAACTATCAACGTATATACCCCTGTCTAAAAGATTTGTTCTTTGAAGTAATTTTTGATAGTTAGGAGCACCCGCTGGTACTTCCGTTTGGTTAATAAATACTTTACCAAAGGGAGAGCTAGGGTCTCCAGCAGCTCGTATAAAGATTTCGTTTAAATCCCTGTCTAGCATCAAGCCAGCCTCAAGTCTTGCTATGCCTTGTTGGGATATATTCGCTGCCTCTAGCCCAATTCCTTTTTTGTCCCAATACGTTGATTCCGCTGGACCCATCTTTCTTTGAGCCATTAAAATGTTGGCGGTTATTGACTCTGAGTCATCAAGTGCTATGGATAAAGAATCTTTACCACGCTTTGCTGCCCTGCCGGCAATAGACTGTGACTCTTTTTCTGCATGTTCTGCTAGGGACAGATCTCGGGCTTTTAGATAAATTTGTTCTATTTCA